GGTTATAATTTCAGCGGTAACAGAATAACATTCAAAACGACAGCAGAAGGCAAAGGAGAGATTGAAACTTATATACCCAAAACGTTAATTCCAGAAGCGCATAACTGGATGAACAGGGTTCACTCTATAACGTTTTCGATTGGGTATAAATTCAACGATGGAAGACAATCGTTGTATGGTGGCGTAATGTACGGGTATAGGATGGGGCGCATTACGCTTGGCGGCGGCATAGACTTTGCACACGACTTTTGTGGTGGAAAGTTTTCGGTTGGGTATGTATGGTAATTAGCTTGACTTTTTTAATATTATGTCGCTAAAGTGGGGGTATGGTGAACGTAGCTAAATATAAAGATGACGAACTGGTGACTATACGAGAAGCTGCAGCGATATTGAATGTCTCTGTTAGAACCATCGTTCGGTATCGAGAAAACGGAAAGATACCATATTATGGGTACTCCCGACGAAAGTTTTTATATAAGGTCCGTGACATCAAAGAGTTCTGCGACAAGTCATACATCGCACCTTGCGAATACGACGAATAAAAAAAATTAACCCACTTGTAGCCAGTTTCACTCAGTTAGAGCCAGTTAGCCCTTGCGATAGATTTTTAAGACGTATACAATCTATCAAAAAGAGGCAAAAGATGGAAAGAGACAGCGTTTCAAAAAAATTAGACACAGTAATTGTCGGATTAAGTGAACTTAAAGTCCGCTTCGACAATTTAGAAAAAAAATTGGATTTGCAAGAAAACCAGTTGGGTTCACTGAAAAGCGAAACTAATCAGAGTTTTTCTCATAGCTTTGAGCGGATTATTCGGTTAGAAGAAGCTGATAAAAGCATAATCAAGGATTGCGAGCGTTCAGAAGCAAGAAACATATCTGCTCTTGATAGAATCGAAAAACGATTTTCTGAAAAGTTAGACTCTATACAGGCGCACATGAACGAAAGCGTAGACAAGAAACTTATAACTCTCAAGCTTGCCATGTATACGTCGCTTGGTGCAGCTGCTCTTTCAGTTGGGGGCTTTATTTTAAATGCGCTTAAAGTTTTTGGTGGATAAGAATGGCTTATCAAGATCATATCAAGATACGAGCCTATACCTTGTTTCTCAATGGAACTTCGTTTGAAGAGACTGCTAAGATTTTATCTAAAGACTTCAAAATTTCAATTTCTGCTAATACGATAAAAAACTGGTCAGAGAAGAAAGATGGCAAAGGACTTTCGTGGGTGGATTATCGGCTTGACATTAGAGGATCAGCCAGACAAATCATCGAAACTAAAGAAGTAAATCGTCTTGCTGCCGTTCGAGACAAGACCTACATGCTGGCCGAAAAATTGTATGAACAGCTTATAAGCGATAATGCGCCAAAATTGAAATCCCCCGAAGGTGGAGCTTATGCGTATAAAACTATAGTAGAATACAGTTTGAAACTTTGTGAAAAAACGCAAGGCGGCAAAGAAATTGCTGTTATTATACAAATGGTGATGGATATATTCAGCGAAGTCCCAGAGGTTCGCAAGGCTATAATGAAGCACTGGAAGCATATCGAAAAAGAAATGCGGGGCAGGATTTTACAAGAAAATCCTGAAAGCATCGAGGCTCAAAAGATGATAGAGGGCTGAAATGTTCGGTGTTAATAATAGAGAGATTCTCGATGTAATACTTGAGGAGAGCTTAAAAAAGTTTTCTAAAATTCAGCCGGAAGATAGGGTTCTATATGGAAAAAACTATGGGCAGAATGAGCTTTTTGCCTTTTGTAGGTTTATTGATCCAAATTTTGTAACTCCCAAACATTTGCGACTGATTGCTGAAAAGTTAGAAAAGGTCGAAAAGGGAGAGCTAAAGCGTCTTATAATAAGTATGCCGCCTCGTTTCGGCAAATCGTATTTGGTCTCGCAGATGTTTTTGGCGTGGCTTTTGGGTAAGAATCCACGTCGAGAGATAATATTGACAAGCTATAACGATGAAAAAGCTAAAGAGTACACCTCATGGGTTAGAGACACTTGTAAGGATACTCGGTATGCATCGATTTTTCCAGACTTTTGCATGAACGAAACAAAGCAAGCCGCAGGTGAATGGAGGACTTCCAAAGGGGGCAAGGTCATTGCTGCTGGTCTCAAAGGTGGCATAACAGGATACGGGGCTAACTTTTTTATTATTGATGATCCGGTCAAGGACATGAACGAGGCACTTTCGGATGTCGTACAAGATAAAATATGGAATAGATTTAGGGCGGACATAAGGACAAGACTTTATCCTAATGCAGCCATAATAGTAGTTATGACTCGCTGGGTATCCAACGACTTGGTTGGCAGACTGATTGAAAATGAGGGGCTTGTTAAAGACGGCGGCAAGTGGGATATGCTTGCCTTGCCGATGCTTAGCGAAAAAGGCAAACCTCTCTGGCCCGAAGTTTACAACATGGAAGAAATTCAAGATATACGAGGCTCTCTTGGCGAGAAATTATTTCAAGCCTTGTATCAGCAAACGCCTGTCGACACGATTGGGGGCGTTTTCGATGATCCTATTTTTCGCGAGCCGCCAGAAAAAATGACTAAAATTGGGTATTGCGACCCTGCATTTGGGGGCGATTGTGATACTTCTCTTGCAACTGGTGGTACGGATGATACATCAGAAGGGCGTAAGATTTTTATTACAGGCGGATATAGCTGGCAAGGAGAGATCGATAAATCTTACGATATGATTGAAAGGATATATAAGAAAGAAAAACTCGACAAACTTTGGGTAGAAGGGAATCAAGCCCAGAGAATCATGAGATATGAATTACAAAAAAGAGGGCTTAACGTTGGGATTGTTGTTAATTGTAAGAATAAGCACTTTAGGGTCATGAACAATGTTAAGCTTAATTGGCATCATATATATTTTTCAAAAAATGTGACACCGGAGTTTTTAAAGCAGGTATTAAAATATTCAGAGCTCGCGAAAAAGAAAGATGCGGCAGACTCTTTAGCGGGTCTTACGGGGCAGCTAAATTTTGGTAGGCCTAAAATATCAGAAAGATATAGCAATTTGGCAAATATTTTCAGAGGAAGTTTTAGTAGATGAAAAAAAGAGGAAGAGAAAAAATAAGAAGCAGGTCGAATACCATGGAGAGGCGGTATGATTCTATGCTTGGACTATCAACCGGCAGAGGTACATACTCCGACAAGCTGGCTCGGCTAACTCCTGATATTAGAACATTTAGTCCGTCTACAATTCGAGATTGGTACCGGTCTAACGGATTTATTCAGAATATTATCGATGCACCTGCTGAGGATGTGGTAAAAACGTGGATAACTATCACTACCAACCGAGACAACGACACAGAAGAATTTCAAGGTTTGGGAATTTCGAGACTTATAATAAACCGGTTGGACGATTTAGGGATTCGTAAAAAAATAAGCGATCTTGTAAGGTTCTCGCGAATGTATGAAGAAGGCGGATTTATGTACATGGGAGTTATCTCAGATAAGCCGCAGTTTGCGGGTGAGTTAGCATTCCCGGTGCCAGTAATTGACAAGATTGATTACGTGAATGTGTTCGGGCCGGATAGAGTTCAAATTATTTCAACAACTCGAAGCCTGCTTTCAAAGGAGTATCACAACAGAAAATATCTTATAGACAGTGTAGAAATTCACAAGTCAAGGTTTTTTCATTTGGTGCGGAAGTATTTGCCCGAAGATGAGAAAGGCATATCTGTTGTGGCCACTATTCTTGATTCGATAATAGGGCAAGATACGGCTTTGTGGTCGATAGCAACGCTAATGTATGAGATGGCGATATGGGTTTTTAAGTCGCCCGACTTCAAAGGCATGTCGGCTAATGAACTCGCTGCTGCCCTATCAGGGGCTAAGGCTGTAATGAGTACGCAAGGTTTCATGGGAATTGGAGATGATGAAGAATTACAGAGAATTGTCGGTACAGAAGCCGGCAAGGGTTTTATAAAAGAAGCGGTTGATGTCATATTTGAAAACTTGAGCGGTATGGCAGGCCAGCCAAAATCTCGTCTTATGGGTCAAAGTCAGGGAGTTATAACCTCCGGGCAATTCGACCTTCGCGGATATTACGAGGGTGTAGAAAGGATGCAGGAGCAAGACCTGCGGCCTATATTGGACACAATAGTTAATCGAATTATCAACGAAAGAAAAGGTGCAATATACGATGTACTTGGGGGTGATACTTCGAGCCTTGACTGGGAAGTAAAATTCAATCCTCTATGGGTAGAAGACCCTACCGAAAAAGCAGACAGAGAATTAAAGACGGCTCAAAGCGATCAGATATATATAACAACATCGGTAATTTCGCCAAGCGAGGTTAAGCAATTGCGGTTTAGCGAGCTTGAAGAATTTGACGAATGGGAGGGGCAATCTCTTAGTTTTTCAACTCCTCAGCTTGAGATCGAAG